GCTCACACCCTCACCGGAACCGAATTAAGAAATGCCCCCCTACCCCCCACGATAAAATCTCGTAGTAGGGTAGGAGAAACATTCCCTTCGGCTCTGGTGTTTCACCGTCACGTCATTGAAGTTTCTGCCCCACGGTTTCCCGCCCGACAACTATAGCACACACACTTTCCAGCCGACAATTAACACACTATCGGCGTGTCGCATTGACAGATACCCCATTGGTGACTAGGTTTCACTACATGGAAAAGCAACTAACAATGACGGAAGTCCCGGTAGATCTATCCGACCTACCCTACCTGTCGTACTCTTCGTTCACCATGTTCGTTGAGTGCGGAGAAAAATACCGACTAAAGAAAATTGTTGGTGTTGATTACAGTGACGCTGCATGGTACTTCACAGGCGGTTCCGCTGTCCACGCTGGCTCCGAAGCAATCGACTGGATGCTCCTCAAAGACAAAGAGGAGGCACAAGCGTGAGCGCAAGAGCATACGATGCAGGTCTGGCAGAGTTCCACAAATACTTCGACGAGGACGTAGCGTCCAAGCCCGAAGGAACAGTGTTCCGTGCCGGTGGTCGGGTATCTAAGAAGTACCCGAACAAAGAGGATGAGTCTTGGTGGAGATCTAAAGGACCAGAGTTCATTCACAACTGGTACAACTTCAGGATGACTAACCCTCACCTAGACATTTGGACTGCACCTGATAACACACCGGCCATTGAACTCCCAGTGGCGGTGCAGATACCCGGAGATGTGATCCTCAAAGGATACATCGACAGGGTAATGGTTGACACCAACACTGGTAAGACAATCATCATCGACCTTAAGACAGGTCAACCACCCAAAAGTGGATTGCAACTAGCAGTCTACCGGCTAGCGATGCTAGAACAATACGGAGAAGCACCAGAGTATGGGTCGTATTGGATGGCACGCACCGGAGTGCTAGATACTATCTACCAACTAGATGACTACTCACCTAAGATGGTGGCACGCTGGTTGCGTGACGCGAAGAAGTCAATCGACCAGAATATTTTCATCCCCAACACGAACAATTGGTGCGATTACTGTGAAGTAAAAGACATGTGCTATACTCGTGGAAACAAACAATTCGCACCAGACTTTGATGCGGACCTAACCGAAGGAGCAACACAATGAATGCAGAGCCACGTCATAAGTTGACGGTTAAAGTAGTGGACAGTTTGAGAACCATTCAGGGTTACTCGATAGAGGAATACCGGGAGGCTCGTCAAGAACTTATTGATGAACTGGCCGGTGATCTTGAAGCAGTGCAACTGGCTAAAGCCGTTGGTAATGCTGCACCTTTGGCACCTTTCCATGAGGCTGCGCCTCCCGCACCCGCGCCAGTGGCAGCAACACCGCCACCAGCGCAAGGATTCGACGCCAACCCGTTCACTTCAGCAACGGTACCTAACTGTGCTCACGGCCCAATGACTGCGCGTAGTGGGTCTAGTGCTAAGGGACCATGGAAGGCGTGGATGTGTCCGACTCCTAAGGGAACACCGGGACAATGCGCCCCGAACTTCCTTAACCGTGGGACACCAGAGTTCAACAACTTTCCAGCCTAACCTCCTTCTAGGTTGGTTCCCCTCCTGAGCATGAGGCCGTGTAAACTGCTCGCTCTAATCCTGAAGGAGGACACATGAGATCTTTAGACAAAGCAATACACAACGTTAAACGTGGTGGCATGGCAATACCAATGCCATTCAAATCATGGTCAGACAGGTCAATCTCTGTACGCAGAGGTGAAGTGTCAATGATCGCTGGCCCACCGGGGTCAGGCAAGTCAACGCTAGCCTTAGCGATAGCCCTCAGGTCTGGTGTACCCACCCTATACACCAGTGCTGACAGTCACGAAACAACCATGGCTATCCGCTCACTCAGCATGAGCACGGGTCAACCGCAGTCGGTAATGGAAGAGGCGATGGTTGAGAACCCTGACTGGGCAACCAACATGCTGCGAGACAACGTGTCCCACATTAAATGGAACTTCGATGCCAGTCCCACACTCAAGGATCTTGATGAAGAGATCGAAGTGTACCTTGAAACGCAAGGCTCATACCCTGAACTGATAGTGATAGACAACGCTGTTGACGTTTCGTTCAGCGACGGTGACGAGTTCAGTTCACTACGCACCTTGATGAAAGAAGTTAAGCAGTGGGCTAGGGAAACTAACGCTGCGATACTTGTATTGCATCACACGTCAGAATCCGTGCCCGGCTTCCCGTGTCCACCTCGCAGTGCCTTGCACGGCAAGATCTCACAGACACCCAGCCTAGTGGTCACCATATCGTCAGAGAACGAAGGGTTGATGGCTGCATGTGCAGTAAAGAATCGTTACGGTAAGGCTAGTCCCGGTGGGACGGACGCAGTGTGGTTAAACTATGACCCTGAGTGCATGCAGTTGGTTGATTCAGTATGAGTGCAGCAAACAAACGTAAAGGGTCACTGTACGAGTCTGCGTTAGAGAACTACTACAACGAGCAAGGCTTCAAGGCACGACGTTTACCCCGTGCCGGGGCCAAAGACATCGGTGACCTAGCCATAGAGATCAATGACCTTGTTGTGGTAGTGGAAGCCAAGGACGTGAAGGCTCACGCCTACCACGAGTGGCTCAGGCAGGCTGAAGTCGAAGCGGAACACTACGAAGACAAATACAAGTCACCCACCATTGGCGTGGTGGCTAGGAAAAACAGGAACCATAGTGTAGGATCATCACATATAATGATGACCAACGAAACGTTCGTTGATCTGCTCAGACTGGCAAGGAGGCCATGATGAACAAACTAAAAGATTTATACTTGATGAACGACACTGTTGAGACACTCAATGAGAACGACTAACAGTGACATACCCAAGTTCCCGATCTGGCCTGTACTGGAATTTTTCGGATGGGATCTACCAGCGCCTAGAGGCGGGTGGCAGTCAATCAAGTGCGAGAAGCACGGGGACAAGCACAACTCTGCGAGCATTAGTGAAGAGGCTCAGTTCATTTTCTGCCACGCCTGCGATTTCAAAGGCGACGCGATAGACATTGTAACAATCTATGAGGGAGTAAGTTTTAATGAAGCAAAACTTAGATGCGCGGAGATCACTGGAGGTGAGGTGCCGTCCACGTCAGGACGTGGCGGTGCCCGTGACAGGCGGGGGGCTAGATCCTACAAGCCTCCACGCCTTAGGAGATGAGTGACGATGTTGAGCAACGATGCAAGGCTGGCGCTTGAGACAGCCACTGAAACTTACTCGCAACAGATAGATGAGGCTGGCCGTTACCTCACTTCCCGTGGCATAACGAAGGACGCAGCAGCCAAACACAGGCTAGGATTCGTGTCCCACCCAATGATAGGCCACGAAGACATGATAGGCCGTCTAAGCATCCCTTACGTGACCCCTAGTGGGGTCGTAGAGATGCGCTTCCGCTCCATTGACCCGAACACTAACCCCAAGTACCTGTCTAGAGTGGGTGCCAAGTCTCACATGTACAACGTGAACGCTTTCAACGAGACCAGCGACTACATTGCTATCTGTGAAGGTGAGATGGACGCAATCATGGCATCAACCATATGTGGCATACCAGCCGTTGGTGTTCCCGGTGCTCAAACATGGCAGGCTTCATACCGTCGAGCCTTCCAAGACTACCGCAAGGTTTTCATCCTTGCCGACGGTGACACTGCCGGTCAAGAGTTAGCGAAGAAGATAGTGCAAGCCATTGACGTGGCTATCGTCGTGTCTATGCCCGAAGGCAAAGATGTTAATGATATTGTTATGGCTGAAGGGCCGGAAGGCTTACGCGAAAGGATCGGTTTGTGATGGGATGGGTACTGTTCTTTATTGTAATGGCTATCGGGTTGCTTGCGTTAGGGTTCGCCATCGACAGGATCGTGTTGTGGGTAATGCGGTGGAACGAAGAGCGCAAGATCCACAAAATCTTAGCCGACGAAGTTGTTCGCAAGTACCAACTAGAAAGGCAAAGGCGTGAGCAGTATTGAAAAGTTCTTGCAAGATTCTGAAGAGATCTACGAGGAACTAGCCAACATCCTTGGATCGAAACAGTTGGACTATGGCCCCGGCAACATTAACAACGCACCCGGTGGTGCGATCAACGGTATTCTTGTTCGCATGAATGACAAGATGGAACGCTTGAAGAACCTGACGTATCACAGTGAAGGTGATCCGCAAAACGAATCCATAGATGACAGCCTCATTGACATAGCGAACTATGCGGTCATTGCGATGATGGTGAGGCGTGGGTCATGGCCCAAGAACAAAGAGTAAGCATGACTGTTTGTGGTTTCTGTAACACGGAACACCACGACAACTGTCGTGAGGCAATCGTAACCCCAGTAAAAACCTACACCTGTAGTTGCCCGTGTAAACAACGAGAGGAACCAAATGCATAGAGTATTCGTTATCTCAGACCTTCAAGTACCATACCACGACGTGAAGGCAGTTGCGAACGTTGCACAGATGATCTCCGACTTCAAGACAGGCGACGATACGGTAGTAACGATCGGCGATGAACAAGACTTCCAGACAATTTCACGTTGGAGTATGGGAAGTGCGCTAGAGTTTGAGGGTAGCATTGCACGAGACCGTGACGCTACCGTGCAAGTGTTCAAAGACCTGCAAGTGGATCACACTATCCGCTCAAACCATACAGACCGTTTACACCAGCAGACCATGCGTCGCATGCCGGGTCTCTCTGGGCTACCAGAGTTAGAGTTAGAAAACTTCTGGCGCTTACCTGAACTAGGCATCACTCATCATCGTAAGGCTTTCGAACTGGCACCCGGCTGGCTAGCCCTACACGGTGACGAGGCTGGCACCAGTCACAACGCTGGCAGTACAGCAATGGGTCTAGTTAAAAAGGTCGGGAAGAACGTAGTCTGTGGACATACACACAGGCTGGGCTTAGTACCCTACACCACTGGTATCTACGGCAACCACATGCGTACCCTGTTCGGTCTCGAAGCAGGTAACCTGATGGACCCGAAGCAAGTATCGTACGCCAAAACATTCAACTGGCAACAAGGATTCGCTGTCCTCTACGTTGACGGCAAGAACGTCATGCCAGTACCCATACCAATAGTCAACAAGTCTTTCGTCATGGAAGGAACAGTGTACTCGTGGTAATGCAGTTCACCGACAAAGAATACAGGATAGCGAGAGAAGGCGCTAGGGATTCCATGAGATCCTCACGTGCTGGCAGCCTAGTAGATCAGGAAGATCTCGTTAGTGAGGCTTACCTGTGGCT